GCAGTGAGATGCGCGACCAGAGTCTGTCGCAGGCTGTTCAGCGCCATGTAATGGTCAGAGTCGGCCTTCAGCGATGCGTCGAAGATCGCCTCGTTAAGGTTGTCGCGCAGCTCGATCACATCATCAGCCACAGGGACCTCCGGCCGCACGATCGGTTGGAGGGCTTGCTGATCCACGGATGGCACCGCAACAGACGATACCGGCTGCGAAGTGACCGGCATCTCGCTGATGATCAGTGCGATCTGCACCAGCAACGCGTCCTGAACCAGATTCGCAGTTGCTTGTGATGCTGCAGCAGCATCCACACCACCGGCCTGGCTGACCGTATTGATGCTGGCAACAGCCTCAGTTTGCTGCGTTGCCGCCGCCACCGTGCTGCGGTAGGTCGAGCCGGAATCATTGCCCAGGTAATCATCAACCGAAAACTCACTGAAGTAGCTGGAAAACAGCGACGACAATGAGTCAGGGGCATTCATCAAGGATTGTACGAATCCGGTCAGGTTGGTGAAGACGCCGAAGACCGAAGCGAAATTCTGCTGAATCACCGTGTACACACCGGACAGGCTGTTGCGCAGGCGGGCCAACCCCAGGCGGGCTTGGTCCACCATGGCCATCGCAGCCTTGTAGCGAGCCAGCGCAGAATCCAGAAGGCTATCGGAAGCCTTGACGACCTGCTGCTGGGTATTGATCTTCGCCGTGGGAAACTTCAGCGGGGCATCCGGGTAAAACGTTACTGCGAACGCTGCCATGCCTCCGTCTTTGAAGTCATGGGTCAACTCGCCCTCACCCGCCTTGACCTGCATGCGGCCCAGCCACGGGTGCACCAGCTCACCCGGGCCAGGGGTTTGGATGGCTTCCATGAACTTGTCGCGACGCACAAAGCAGTCGTCACCGATGATCCAGCACACCAGGCGATGCACCTGCGCCTGCTTGCCCAGCTGTTCAAAGTAAGGTTCATCCCGCTGGGGGAATTCGTGAAGTTGGCCTTTCATGCCGATCGGCACCGATGCCTGGGGTATCAAGAAGCTGATCCCTCGGAAAGACGCCGGCAGGAGTTGGTCACGCCATGTCTGATCCATTTATGGCCTCATCACACCCACAGTGCGGGTGCCAACGTTGGGTTTGATTTTCAGCCCGCTCTGATTGGTTTGAGGCTGCTCGACCGTTGTGCCCGGCGGTGCACCGTTGAGATTGACGTTGATCTCACCGTTAACCTTCTGCGAATTTACGGAAGCGGTTTGCTGGAGCAGGCTGCCAGATGGAGGCAGCTGACCAGGTGCGCCGAGCAGCTGGCTATTAAGCGCTTGCCGATTCTGAGCAGCCCCGGCAGCGTCGACCTGCAGCAGTGCTCCTGTGCCGCCGCCGGCACCAGCATTGCGACGTTGCTGAGCCTCAGTGAACGCATTCACCTTATTGGTCGCGGTTTGGATAATCCCTTCGCCACCTTCCCCACCGCCGAACCACTTCATGATCGGCTCGATGATGGGTTTCAATTTGGCCCACAAATCTTGGAACCAGGCGGTGATCGGCCCCCAGTGTTTGACGATCATACCCAGCGGGCTCCAGTCGAAGATCACCTTCAGGTAATCCATGGCAGGAACAGACAACGCCACCAGCAGATCCCACAAAGCCCCGAAAAATTCGGTCAGCGGCCCCCAGTTGGCGGTGATCTGCGAAATGGGCGTCCACTCGGCAAACTGCTTGAACCACCCCCAGGCCACCATCACGGGTCCTTGGATTCTCGCCCACACCTTTTCGAAGAACGGGGCGACCTTTTCCCAATTTGCAATCAACAGGCCAGCCGCCAAGGCGATGCCACGGACGACCAACCCCACAATCGATTTCTTGGTCACGGCGTTGAACAGCGTCATGGCCATCGTCGTCGCGATGACGGCCACGCGGAGAACGCCATAAGCCAGCGCGGCGGCGATGACGCCTTTGATAACCTCAGGATGCTCGGCGGCCAACTTGGACAGTTGAGAAACAAGCGGACCAATGATGGTCAAGAAGTCGTTGAACGGTGGCAGCAGCGCGCTGCCCACTTCCACACCCAAGCGCGTGACCTTGTTCTGCAACAACTGCATCGCGTTGGCCGTGGTGGCCGAGCGAGCGGCGTATTCTTTCTGCATCGAGCCGGCGTATCCAGATCCCTCGGCCACATCCCTGAAGCTCTTTTTCAACAGGTCAAGATTCGTCAGCAGTGGTGCGATCGCGGTGACAGACTCCGAACCAAAAAGCTGAGTCAGGAGCCCGGCCTGCTTCTCTGGCGCGACTTGGGCGATTCGCGCAAGCACGTCCTCAATGGTGCCCTGGGCATCTTTCTGCATGCTCTTGGCGACCTGCTTCACATCGAGACGCAACGACTTGAACGCCTCCGCCTGCTGCTTCGTCGCCGCGCTGCCCTTGGTCAACGCCAGCATGAAGTTCTTCATGCCGGTGGCGGCCACTTCGCTTGGCACGCCAACACCCGCGAGGGTCGCCCCCATCGCCGCGATCTGACCTGAGGCCAAACCAGCAATGGCACCCAGCGGGCCGATACGCGTAACGATGTCTGAAATCTGCGCCGCCGACGACGGGCCGACGTTGCTCAGATAGTTGATCTGGTCAGCCAGTTTTACGACTTCAGGCTGCGTCAATTTGAAGGACGTGCGCCACTTGGCCATCATCTCGCCCGATTGCTCGGCGGTCTGATCAAAGGCAATGCCCATTTTCACGGCGTCTTCGGCGAACTGCTTCAACTCGCCACGGGCGAAACCTGCCTGCCCGCCGGCGGCGACGATGGCTGCAATGCCAGACGCCGCCATCGGCATCTTCTCCGACAGGTCCAGAACGTCCTGCCCCATCTGCTTGAACTGCGCCGGCGTTTCGAAATCGACGACTTTCTTCACGTCGGCCATTGCCGTTTCGAATTCGATGGCGGCACGGGCGCCGGCAATGAATGGCGCGGCCAGCGCGCCACCCTGCAGAGCCTCCGAAAAACTGATCTTGCCCAGGCCGGAGCTGTTCAACTGCTTGATAAAGCCCGCAACATTCTTACGGGTACCGGCGAGCATCGGCGACAGCTTGTCGACGCCTGTGATCAACGCCTTGAGCTGGAACTTGTCCGCCATCACTGCACCTGCTGGGATTGGTTTATACGTTGGGCATGCGCCAATGATTCAAGGAGCATATCCAGCGGCCGGGCCATCATCTGCTCCGGGTCGGCCTTCCAGAACCACGCCAGGTCATACGCGACCTCGATCAGTTGCTCGACGGTGCCGATGCCGCGCTCATGAAAAAACTGGCCACCGCCCAGCTCAGCGAGTTGAGGTCTGCCAAGTCGAGCTGGTTCACCGACGACGGAGGGATGCCGGCGCACACGGCGATGTATTTGGCGGAGACGTCCATGTCCAGAGTGACTTCTTCGTTTTTGTCGATCTTGTACGGCAAGGCCTTGATAGCCCGAACTTCCTGCACTGTAGGGCGGCGCATGGTCAGCTCAGAAACCGTCTCGCCATGGGCCTCAATCGCAACCTGTAACTTCACCAAATCACTCATTGCCAACTCCCGTTCACTCCGTCGAACTGCAGTTCAACCGTACCGTCGTCCGCCTTAAAGGAAGGCTCATCGACCAGGTACGCGCCGGACAGTACGTAGACATTTCCGTTATTGAATTCGCAGGTGACAGTCATGTCCCTGCCATTGATCAGGGCTTTGAGCGGAAAGCCCTGCCCCATGATCGCGGTCATTTTCAGGTAGGGCGCCAGCTCTTCCTCCTTGAAATAACCGGGATAAATCGTTTCACGTTTCACTGGCATCAGCGGCGCTTCGGCGCTACCAGTGACAGTCAGCTGGGTGCCGTCCACTTTCACGTACACGGTACCGGCTACTTTTTCGCCCATGGTCATCGTCTCCAGAATGAAAAAGCCCGCTCATTGGCGGGCTGGGTGTTCAGGGTGAGCGTTACGCCGCTTCGTCGTACTGGAGGCGGAACTGGTTGAGCAGCGCGAAAATGCGCAGGCCGTTGATATAGTCAGGCGGGAACAGCACGTTGACCCGGCTCGGGTCGTTGCTGTCGCGCTCGACGATCAAGTGCTCGGCGAAAAGCTCGGCGTTTTCTACGTGCCCTTCCCGCTCGAGCTTTGCGTACTGAGCGATTAACTCTCCGCGGATGGTGGCCGGGGTAACGATCGGCTGGCCTGCGCCGAACTTGGTACCGTCGTTGGCCAACTTGTGTCGACCGTATTTGCTGGTTATCACGCCCTGCATACGACGCACGATGAACGCCGACTGGTGCATGGTCTCGCTGTCCAGGTAAGAGTTGTCCGCCTGGCCGTAGGCATTCTTCTGATAGGTGGTGATGGAGCGTTGAACGCGCACATAACCGCCTTCGAAGTACGCCGTGGCGATCCCGTAGTTCAGCAGAGACTGGCGCTCCGTCAGGGTGAAGCGGTCGCTCGCCTGCGCCGGATCCAGACCCGGCATGCTGCCGCTTTGGGTTGGACGGCTGGCATCAGCAGAGATGAACACCGCAGTGCGGGCGGCCAATGCGGCGGCCTGCACCCACACCGGCTGCGGCACACCCGGCTCCACCCCTTGGATAGTCATGTGCTGGTCGTTACGCGCTTGGCCGGCGGCCACCAGCGTGCCGATGGTCCC